GTTTGTTGCCGTATAGCGATCATGTATATCAGCAAGCTCCGTATGAAGAGATTGATGAAGCCAAGTACAAAGAGTTACTATCTACTGTACCTGATGTGAACTGGGAAGGGCTGGGTGAGTTTGAAGAGGAAGACAACACCACAGGTAGCCAGGAATTAGCATGTGTAGGAGGTGCGTGTGAGATAGTTTAGATTGTAGGTACTAAAAAGCCCTGTGTAGATGACTGCACAGGGCTTTTTTGTTACTACTCAGATGTCAACATCCCTGCTCCTACTCTAGGGAATGAAGTGATAGCGTCAACTGCTGACATACCTCCTACTAAAGGTTTTTGTAACGCTTGTCTAGCAACTTCTTGCGGGACTGTCTGTCCTGCTACTATTTTCTGTACTGTCGGTGTAGCCAACGCTCTTGAAGCACCTACTACACCTGCCGCTGATGTTAAACCTCCTGTTAAACCTGCCTGTAAACCTGTTAGACTACCTATGACAGCAGAAGAAGCGAGAAGCTGATACCAAGTAGGGTTTTGAGGAGTCCTTGTTTGCCGTATAACATCTAACTCGTTTTTACCCGTTGCGATAGCATCTTTAAGCTCGTCTTCTCTTTTCAAGTTCTGGGCTATACGTTCTGCGTTGGCGGGGTTATTACTCAAGTTCTTTTTTAAAGTTGCAGTTTCTTTAGCAATAGCGTTTTTCTCAGCTACGGCTTTGTTCTTAACTCTCTTTAGCTCATTAGCCCTACGCGCAGTTAATTTATTAGCCAGTTTGTTAGCACTAGCAACAATAGCCCCTTCCTGTTTAGCGGTCAAGGATGCTAGTTGCTCTGCCTGTTCTCTAAGTGCGCCTTTACCTCTACGAGCTTGTTGTGGTGAGTTCTTTTTAATAGAAGCTATCCACTCGTCAGGTGTAAACCTACCTTGTCTTCCAGCCTTTGTAGACGCTCTTGTAACCGCATCTCTCAAAACTGTCTGGGAAGCCCATGCTGCTACGTCACCTTCAAAAGCTGCTAGTCTTTTACCACTTAACTGCTTTTTCATGTTTTCGTCAATTACACTCTGTATCTCTCTGTACAAGCCCTGCATAAGAGCAGATTGACCGCCTTCATCAGACATCTTAGAAGCAGCCATGCCAAACGAGTTACGCACTGCGGAAAGGTCTTCACCTTTTATTCTACCTGTTTGGGGATTACGTTTTGCCGCTAATGTAACTAAGCCGTCCTCGATCAAGTTCTTGACACCTGCTTTCCCCGCTAACAGAGACAAAGTAGTGTCCTTAGCTACTCTGTTTTCAATCTGTACTAACAGTTCTTCAGGTTTCATTCTAAAGGAGATATCTTTAATAGAACGGAATCCTTCTTTCTGCCATAGCTTCTCTAACTGATTCATGGCAACATTTGGATCACCTGCTTCCAAGATTTTAGCCACGTCCGTTTTCTTAGCACCTACTGGAACTGAGTTATCAAAAGCAGCTAAACGTAGTATATCGTTATTAGATTCTACGATGTTTTTTACTTGCTGTGTTTTACGCGCAATAATCTCACCTTTAGAACCTAAGAACTTGTCATATTTACCTTTAACAATTTCTTGAGCAATCTCAGCTTGACCTGTTACATCTACACCTTTAACTGCTCCTACTTCTGTTACGTTGTCTACAGTATTTCGCAACTGTGCTGTTGCTTCAGCAGCTTCAACTTTAGAAGCCCTTACAAAATCTTTTAACGCTTTCTCTCGTCTAGCCTGTTTTAAGACAAAAGGAGCAACAACCTTTTCTTCTTGCGCTCGTATAACTCCTTTACCGCCTAAACTTGGCCCAACTACGTCACGATAGAAAGATTGAAATAAAGCTTCTGATGCGTCATCTTTCTTAGCCGCTAAAGTAATAGGAGTAAACACACCATCTTGCTCTAAAGGTGTGGCTATTTTTTTCTTTAGTAGCCATCCTCCTGACCCAATAACAGCACCTGAGCCTAAACCAAATAAAGCACCCGTCCCTGCTTCCTTAGCCATTGTATCTACGTCTTTGGCTTTACCCGCACCGTAGATACCGCCTTCAACAGCACCTCTCGTAGCCAGTCCTGCTATTCCTCTAACTGCTGGCCCTACTTTAGCTACTGGACTGACAACAGCACCTGTTATCTCAGCACCTATAGAAGCAACAGGTTGCCTCTTTTCAAAACTCTTAGCCTGCGCGTCATATACAGCTCTATTTCTAGCATAAGACTCGTCATAGGTTTCTTCCCCTAAAGCACTTTCAGCTAAGGCAGTGATACCTACTCTATATTCGTCATACCAGCCTAAAGTAACACCCTGCATAAATGCCATAGCAGTATTAAAGTTATCCTGCTCTAACCACTCGCCAGTTTCTACTTCAGCCTGTTCTTCTGTTTTATCTATGTTTCCCACAATGTCATCAAACATGTTCAATGAAACATTGGGGTTGGTTGACGCAGGAGTAGCGGGTGTATCAAACATTGTAGGGGATATCTGTCCATTAGCCATTATTAAAAATCCTCTCTTTTAAGAGTTGCTAAAGTTTTATTGGCTCTGTCAAGTTTTTGTTTAGCATCCATGTAATCAAAACCAAACTTCTGTTCAAAGAAAGCTAAAGCAGCGGGGTCATAGTTTACTTCTGCTAGTCTTTTTTCTGCGGCAACAATAGAAGAATGTCCTAGTTGTTTTTCTAATTGTTCTTTTTCCAGATAAGAAGAAAAACCGCCTATGTCACCCTTATACGTGTCTAACCAAGCATTTTGAGTGCTATAAAAGTCTCTTTCTGCTTTAGCTAATTTAGCAATACCTCTAACGTATTGTGCAACAGTCTTAGGATTAGCGGTAGCAGGCAACTCGCCTCCCAACACCAAAGCAACGTCTTTGTCAGATGCAGGGCCGACAGGCAGGTTTGCAACAGCACGAGAAACACGCAGTCTATCCGCAGCTTTAAGCAAAAGAGTTACTTCGTCTTCACTGCCTATAATACTTTTTATAAACTCTCTACCCTGAGCTATAACACCGCCTGTCATACCTTCTGCCGCTGCTTTCTCTAATCTATTAGCCACAGAATTAGCTTCTATAGCTTGTTTACCAGCTTCATTAGACTTGTCTAAATTACCAGCTTGTAGCTTAAGCAAAGTCGCAGACTGCCTGCCCGCGTCTTTAGTATCTATTTCTTCTCTTAAAACTATTGAGGGGTCGGATTTGTCTAAAAACTGAACAACATTTGCGCCTTTTTCTGGATCGTAAAACTTTTGAACAGTGTAACCTTCTTTCCCTGCTCCTTTAGGTGGTGACAAGTATTCGCCTGTTGTAACGTCTAATACATTGTTACCAACTACTTTGTATCTATCGTTTGCGTCTATTTTTGCAAAGCTGTCTACCTCTTGTAAAGACATACCTTGATCTGCTAAAGCTAACAAATCTTTACGTTTTTCTCCGTACTTTTGAGTAATAGCTGTTTTTGTCGCGTCTATTAAACTAGCTTTTGCGGCCAGCTTTTGTCCTTCTTTAGCCCTAACCCTACCTTGCTGTGCAAACTGCGCCACCATAGCAGCTTCTCTTTCTGGAGCATACTTGCGTACAATCTCAAGAATCTTAGGCTGGTGTGCTGGGTTGTTAATATCTAAGCCCTGCATAGATGCTCTAGCCGCTTCTTGGTTAGTGCGCGTATCAGCGCCTGTCATAGCGCCTATGCCTCTACGTAGCCCTGTACCTGCTGACTGTGCCAGTCTCATTGAAACCTGCTCTAAAGAAGACGGTAAAGCCTGCTGAGTAGGCTGAAACAAGCCTTCTGTGAGCATTCCTGTTAAATCTGTTGGTTGTGCCATTGTTCTGTCTCCTTAAATTTGATAACCAAAGTCATCAGGGGCTTGTATGTTGCCTAAGTCTATTTGACTAGCGTTTGTAGGAATAGCTGGTGGAACATAACCACTAAACAAAGAACCTGTATCGTATGGGTTAGTTACTTCAGGCAATAAAATACTGCTTAAAAAGTTACTACCGCCTAAGAAAGAGTCAGTAGCTGTTGTAGGAAATGTTAGCATATCTTGAATAGACCCGCCTCCACCAAGAAGACTACTTAATAAACCACCAGCAAAGTCACCAGTTGAAGGGTCTTGTCTGCCCGCTAAAGATGCTGTTAAGTTTTGTAGCTGGGCAAGTCTGTTTGCTTCAGCAGTTTTAGAGCCTTGCAACAGAGCCTCTATACCAGCTAATCCAGCCGTTGCTTGGCGACCTGCTCCTTCTCTACGTCCAAGATCAGCATATCCAGCAGGGACTTGACTAGCTGCAAGCAACGCCAACGCTTGAGACTGAGGCGTGTAGCCAGAACTTAGCAGTCCACCAGCAAGTGATGCAGTCTGTTGTTGCTCTGCTAATGCCTGCTGACGCGCACCTAAGTTAGCCCGTGCCATAGCTTCTTGTCGTGCAGTCTCTTGAGCCAGTAACTCAGGAGAAGAACCACCATAAGCAGCAGAGCCTAGACCTAAGCGTCCTTGTGACAACATACGCTCTTCTAGTGCTAGTCTATTACGTTCCTCTTCAGGACGTTGTACGGCTCTCATTTGCTCATACAACTGTGCTTGTGCTAAAGCAGGGTCAGCCTGTAGTTGATTGAAGAACCCGCCAGCTTGTCCCATGATTTGATTCTGTAGAGCCTGTTGCTCTGGGCTTAGTTGTGTAGTAAATCCACCAGCAGGGTCTGTGCCAACTTTAGCTAGGTTGCTAGTTACAGTGTAGGGTTTAAATGCTGTGTTTTCTAAGGCGCGTGTGCCTACCTGCTCTGCCATCTCTAAACCAGCACGACCTACCTCGTAAGGAGCAGAGATAGCTTCTTGACCTAGATAAGCCTGTCCAGCAGTTCCTAGGATATTCTGTAAATTTATACCACCTCCCAGTAGACCACCTAGTAGACCACCTAAAGCAACCTCACCAGCGCCTATTGAACTAGGTGCAGAAGGTATGCCAGTAAGTCCTACAGTGGTAGGAGTAGCTACAGGGGCTTGTGTAGGCAGTGTAGTGTCAAAGCCTGTGTTGCTGTAATATTGCTCACGAGCAGCATTCGCAGCACTGCTACCGTTGATGTTTCCAAAATCGTCAAAGCCTCCTTGAATGCCTATGTAGCCACCTCCACCTTGAGAATAATCTATTGGCGCAGACACAGGCATAGACACAGGAGGCAACATACCACCTAAAGCAAGTCCTCCAGTAACAGGAGAAGTTGCAAGATTTTGTGTAGGTAATGTAGTGTCAAAGCCCGTACTTAAAGGGAATTGAGTTGCCTGTGTAGCTTGATTGTTATAAAAACCTTGAGTACCTCCCGCAAACATTTTAGCCGCCATTAGTACGCCCCTCCAGTAATTGTGTCAGCCGTCAGTGTACCTGTGACGTTTACGGTAGCGGCTGTAACAGTACCAGTAAATGTAGGGCCAGCGATGTCAGCTTTAGTAGCACTGGCTGTAGCAATGTTATTGTACTCAGCATCTATCTCTGTACCTTTAACTATCTTGTTAGGATCGCCAGAAGAGAGAGCATCTTTAGCTGCAAAGTTAGTTGTCTTTGTGTAGTTGGACATTAGATAAGTCTCCCTAATAGAGCGTGTATGTCAATTTTTTGAATAGAAAAGGATGATCCGTTAATCTCAGACTCGATACCAATAGTAACTACCTCACCACTACCTGTAGTATTTATCTTAGGTGTGTTGATAGTGCCACTCGCTACGTACTGAGCAATGTTGTATTCAGCTATACCATACTCTGATACGCCCGCTGAAGAAGTAAAGACTAAGGCTTGCTTAGTGTAGTTAGAAGTGTAGTCATAGCCCCAGTTAAGAATAGCCTCTGTTGCCTGACCACCAATAATAGTTACGTTAAACTTCTTTAAAAACTTTAGATTAGAAGTGTTGCCAAAGTCTAGCGGGTTACTGAAGTAACGCATTTGATACTGAGCAGTGCCGTCTGAGTAACCATTGTATTTAACAATACCTGATTCAAGTCCTATGTATATATCACCATCTTCTAATAAAGCAAGAGATAAAGGATCTAAGCCAGACCAAGTAGTAACGCGATTAGAGCCATCAGGCAAAGACTGCCTCATGTCAAAACAGTACACAGTGTTGCTGTCAGGTAACGTAAGCAAGTAGAAGGCTTCTTCAGCACTGTATAAAGACTTGATAGCATTAGTCTGTAGAGTCACTAACGATATTAAATCAGTACGTACATTCTTACTAATGTCCTGCATAGGCATAGACTTTTCTTGTACAGTCCTACCAAAGCTACGTACACCTGCATCTGACAAAAACAGTATGTCTTTCCCTGTGTGCTGTACTGAGTCACGAGCAATACAGCCAACGCCTTCTATGGTGTCTGTAAGCGTCATAGAGGCAGGAGAGGATGCACCTGAGTACACAAGTATAGACTTCTTACCAAAGATGATTAGGAAGCCATTGTGAGCCGCTAGAGCCACTATCTCGTCAAAGCCTGTAGGCCATACTAGAGTAACGTCTAACGAGCCTGAAGCACCGCCTGTCCAAGCATGACCGCTGAGTGTGTCAGACCAGTAGACAGTGTGCTTGTTACCTGTAACGTCTGCTACCCACAGCTTACCATAGGCCGCTAAGACTTCATTGCCTTGTGGTGCAACACCTGTACTATGGCTATGACCTGACATAGTTTCTAGCACAAAAGAACCTGACTCGTCTGTGCCTACCAGTGGCTCGTGCCCTCTCTGGAACATATACACATGGTTGTTTAGTGATACTGTTTTCCAGTTGTTAGCTGTAGGTGTGTAACTACTAGGAGTAATGTCTGTTAAGGTTGTAGTACCTTTG